GTGCTTGTATGCCCTGGTCTACTTTTGCAGAATGGTCTTGTGGTTAAGGCTTTTGCTGCGGCTGCGAATGTTGTTAACATCAATGGTTTTGTAAATAGAATAACTGCTTAAGAGGTCTTATAGTGTTTCGACAAGATAGGACTAACCCTAGTACCGCTATTTCCAACTGGAAGGGCAGGAAGGACACGCCGAGAGCGTGGGCTTCTACGGCTGTTTCTAATTGGTTGAATGGCGCTTTGTTTGGTGGTGGTGCTACTGGCGGTTGGGCTTACTTTTTTGGTAATGGTTCAATCGCGGGTTGGGGTAGAGGCGACAATATTGACAAAATGGATTCTACTACGGAGACTCGCACTACATTAACTTCCGTGATGGCAACTGGGCGTTATCAGGCTACAGGGAATGGTAACTCTGGTGTGGCGGCTTACTGCAACTGCGGCGATACAGGTAGTGGTAATACAAACAGTACAGAAAAAATTTCGTTTACTGCGGATTCGATAAGCACACTATCAAGCACTAATCCAGGCGGTAGTTATTATGGAGGCGGTAACGGAACTAATCAGGGTGCTAAAGCCTATTACATGGGCGGTAACAAATATCCGATTACTGCGACTGTGTATGATATGCCGTTCGCTACGGAAACTTGGGGGACGTTAAGCAACGATTTGACTTACAATCCTCTTAATTACCCTACGTCTAGTGACAATGGTGTGGCGGCTTATGCGGCTGGTACTTACACAGGTTCGACGACAAATGTTGACAAGATGCCTTTTGCTACAGAAACGCCTGCTTCATTATCTGACACTATGAGTACAGGCGGTGGTTATTTTGCTGGAGGTTATGCTCAGTACGGAAGCAAAGGTCATGTTATCCATCAGGGTGGCTATCCGTATTATACCAGTTATGAATTTGATATTAGTTTCACGACTGATGCTGTGACTGATGGTAGTTGGAGCATCACTGGTCGAAAGTATGGAGTTGCGTGTTCTATAAGTGACACAGCAGGTTATGTAAGCGGTGGAACAGCAGACGGTTCGACTACTTGGACTGACACTATTCAGAAGAATACCTTACCAGATATGACGCACAGCACTCTCAGCGCAACTCTTTCAGAAGCCAATCTTAGCGCAACATCCGCTACTAACGAAACGGCATTAATATGAATATAGATGAAGCAATAGCAGAAGTTCAACAATCACGTTCCGCATACCAGTTGGTTCATTTTGTTATTGGACAGCATGACACACCTGAAATGTGTTTTTATCAACTGTGTTTAGAGTTACAAAGTTTGCAAATAAAACTGCGACGACATGATATTAACGTGCGTAGAACAAAAATTGAGATTGCCAGATTGAAAGAAACTGACGATGAGATGGATGCTCTTGAGGCTGAGGAAAGAGAACTTGAACTTGACCATTCGATTATTGTGCAACGTGGAGCGGAAAGAGAATACGAAATTTTAGTAGACTTGTTTAACAACTGTCAACATTTCACTCGCGATGAAATAGATCATGCTCAACCTGAATATTGGGAGAAGCGTTTAACAAGGCAAACGAATTTGCAGATCATGTCAGGGAACGTGGGCTGGGCGCAATTAGATTCGATGCGTCAAATAGATTTATTGGATGATCTCGTAGCGGATCGTGAGAAACAAATATTGGAACAGCAAAAAATGGAATTACAGGAATCAGAGCAATGAGATATTTGAAATGGAAACTTTCTAACGGCACTTCTGGTACAAGCCCCAGCGCTACTTTCACTGAACGAGGCGGTCACCTCTCACCGTCTGAATACATTGACTCTGAAACAGGTTACAGGGTTGGTTATATGACGGAGGAAATTGATGACTTGTCAGGGTTAGAAGAATGGGATGTCGCAGAAATTACTGAAACAGAGGCTTTGGTATGGGCGCAACAGTTTCATCCAGATGCGTTTATTAAGACTGCCGATCAGGGGTCTACTGGTTTCATTTCATCTTATTGGTGTGAAAGTAATCCTCATGTTGAACTTGGTTCACCTGATTTTGTTGATGCTTACAATAATGGTCCTTGGTCGGGGTATGAGTTGGAGGAAGCCGAGTAATGACTGATGTTACAGACATAAAACGAATAGGAGTGTCTAGGCTAACGCTTGGACTCATCATGTCTGTAGCCTCCATCTCAGGTGTGGTCGTTTGGAAAGCCGCATCAGTCGCTAACCAAATTTCTGATTTGGAAGCGAAGGTTGCTGTTATTGAACAGAACACTGGTACTGATTCTAGTGTCTTAGCGAAACTGGATGAAATATCTGATGGTGTCAAAGAAAATGAAAATGGTATTAGCAATTTACACGCTGCTCGCCTTGATGATTTGGACAGATTTGCTCCAAGTCTTATAGTCGAAGCGATAGCAGCCGACATGAACGCTGTTACTAAAGAAGTGGAAGATATGAAACAGATCGTGGCTGGGCTTGCGTGGATTCCAACAGAGTTCACTATGGTTCACGAACGCATAGACGAGCTGGAGGACAACTAATGGCAGTTGTTTATCAGCCTACAAGAAAAATGGTTGGCGAGAACGCTCGCTCACTTGAATACGAGTTATTAAAAATCCAGGAGAAGCTGGATGATTTAGAAGCCCGCGTAACGGCGTTAGGCGGTTAGGAGAAACATGGCAGGAATAAGATATAACGCCTCACAGTACGGAGAGTCTATAGGTGACCAACAATTAACAGTGTCTAGCGGTGCTGTTGCTTGCACACGACCTGCTGGTGCTGTTGCGGCGATGTTAACTAATGGTGCTGAAGCTATCAGGGTCAGGTGGGGTACACCGACAGCTTCTGTAGGCCACTATTTGAATCCGTACAGTGTTATGGATTTGTATGAAAACGATATTGATGATGTGAAGTTCATCAGGGCTGGATCATCAGATTCTGATATTCAGATCACCTACTTTGGATAAGGAGTGTTGCACTGAGCGTACAACGTATCAACCAGCGTCTTACACAAGGGCAGACGGGCGACATTTCGGATGTCAGTGCTGGTATTGCTCTCAGCGGCGGTGGGTCGGAGGGGGCGATCGTATTAAATGTTGTTGTAGACACTGCCACCCTTGTTATTGCGGGTCAGGTGTTTAACTAAATATGGCTTTTGGTTCTGCTCCGTCTTTCGGGACTAATCCTATTGGCAAATATAATCTTCGTGACCCTTATGGGACTACACCGAGTGCGCGTTTGTCGAGAGCGTTGGCTGGTACTACGTTCACTAAGAAGGGTGCGTTGACTAATTACGGGCAAAACAAGTTTGATATGACTAAGGGTTATAAGAAGCAGGTTCCTCGTACTTCAGCCCAATTTGCTAGTCGTGGTTTGGAGACTTCTGGTTTGAAGAACATGGCGTTGGCGGAGCAGGCTGCTGCGTTTGATCGTCAGCGTTCTGAGGCTAGGGGTGCTTTGGATCAGGCTTTGTTTAATATAGCTTTGGAGAATCTTAACACTTATGGTGATTATTCTGGTTCAAGGTTTGAGGATGTGATGGGTACGGCTTCTGGTCGTGCGGAGCGTGCAGCTCAGATTAGAGAGGCTTTGTCGTAATGGCGCAAAATCCTGCGAATAGAGGAAAAAGTAGAATATTAGACCCACGGGCTAACGCTACTAAGGGTGTTTATGAAAAACATTTACGCGACAAGGCTGCTCGCGACAAGGCTGCTAAATGTGGGTAGTAGTTTTTATTCTCCTGGCGGTATGAAATTTGGCACGGATGCTTACACCCCTGCTATGTCTACTTCTCAGTATGTTGCTGGTCAAGCTCAAGGCAAAGCTAATCGACCTGGTTTGGGTAATGTTGATTGGGCTGAGGTTCAACGGCGTATAGACGCTCAAAGTGGCATAACAGACAAGACTCCTTCTATGTATGCTTCTAACCCGCAGATGCCTAAAGGTGGCACTCTACAATTTGACAACATGATCTCTGGAGCTAATAAACAATTTGGAGATATTTTTGCAATAGATCAAATTCCTTACAATCCTCCGTACCCTGACCCGCCTGTAGTCACAACTGCTCCTCCTAACCCTTGGTTGGAAAAGCTTGCTTCTTTCGGAGCTGAAGGTGATCCCGCCGCTGAGGAAGCTCGCATAGCTTTCGCTGAGAATCTTGAAATAATCGATCCTTTAGCGGCTGCTAAATTAAGGGAACAGGTTGCTTTGAATGGTATAGGCAACGTTAATGATCCTAATGTGTTTCAGTGGAATCAGGGTGTAGGCGCAGCGGGTAATCAAATAGGTTTAGTTCCTGCAGGTGTTGACGCTGGTGTTGACATGGGCGTTGACATGGGTGCTGGTATGGGCGGTGACATGGGCGTTGACATGGGTGACATGGGCGGCATGGGCGACATGGGTGTTGTTGGTGGTGGTAGTCCTTTAGATAGGCAAATAGGTATCGTTGAAGAAGCGTTATCTGAACGAGAAGCCGCTATTCAAACAATGTTAGACGAAGGTTTAATAGACATAGAAGCAGCACAAACTTTGTACGACACGGAACGTGAAAAGAGTCTACAAACGACTTTCTAGCTGAACAAGCAGGTGTTATGACAGGGTTTGAAAGCGAGATGGCTGCTTCACAAGCTGAACGTGATGCTGACAGAAAAGCTTTAAACGCCCAGTTGATAGCAGCGGGCATAGATCCTGGTTTAGTAGCTGACGAGTTCGCTATGATGGATGCCACCTATCAGGGTGGTCGCGACGCTGAACGAGACTATTTGGATGCTATTGGTCGCATAGGCACTTCCGCTGATGCTGACAGGGCTTTGTTGGGTGAAGCTGTGTTTGGTGGTTTCGGTCANGACTTGCGGTCTACAGCGAGGGAGATGGATTTGANNGCTGCTNTGNTGGCTGCTCAGGANCGTCANACGGCTCGTGAGCGTGGTTTGTCGTCTGAGTTGTTGTCTGCGTTCACTGGTGTCCCTGAGGGCGCTATGTTTGCAGGTCAGTACGCGAATGTAGACACTCCTGGTATTCAATCAGGTCGTGAGCAGAGAGCTTCTGAGGAGCGTATAGCAATAGCTGAGAGTGCAGACGATTTACAATCTTCGCTTGCTAAAATGGAAAACGACAACTATGACACAATGATGGATCTCATGTCTCAAGGTATCGATCCTTTAACGGGTCAATTAATGCCGTTTGATCCTGATAATCCTTATACGGGGTTAGATGCTAACCAGAGGCTAAATCAGATTTTGAAAAACAAATACCCTTATCGTGATTTGTTGCCTAGCGTGTTGAATGACATGTTAAAAAATTTAGACATAGATGAAGATACTTTTGACACGTTACAAGAATCTTTGTCTGACCCATATCAAGGATTCACAATAGGTTCTGATGGTGACGTTTCTAGTTGGTTGCTTGCTAATCTTGATGATTCACAATTAGCTGCTGACATTATGTTACAACTAAAAGCAACGCGAGAATCTTTTGTTCCCACTTTGTTGCAACCTGGCATAGAAACGGCTGCTACGGCTGCTGATAACGGTGGAGAAGTTGGTTATTCTGCTGAAGACTTAGACGCAGCAATGGCTGAAATGTTAAGTCAAGAATCTGAAACAGCGGCAGAAATGGATACAGAAGTTGAAAACGAGTCAAACATTTTTGACAAAATATTGTTTAACATTGCTAATTTTGGCAACAAATACACTAATTAATTCTCGATTAAGTTGTGATTAATTGTGGCTTATTCTCCAATAGAGGAAGCGTTAAAAAGAGCTAAAGCAACTCAGCGAGCAGCGACAGGTCCCGATGGGCGTATCACAAAAGCTTTAGAACGTGCTAGAAGTATTGCACCTATAACAAAACCTTTACCTGTTGCAAAAGATCCTGAACCCCAAAGATCTGGTGACATAGATTACTTAGGCAGGTTTGGAGATTTTCTCGACATTGTAGACACACCTCGTGCTGCAGTAGCTTCAACATTTCAAGAAATCGCAGACGTTTTTCAAGGCGAAGGTTTTTCAGGTTCAGATTGGTGGCAACAAACTTCAGACAATTATCTTTTTGGAGAAGTTTTAAGAGACGTAGGTGTAACAGGATATTTAGAAGATATAGGTTACCAACACTCGTGGCTTCCTGGAGCAATTTTAGACTTTACTTTTGATCCCGTGGTTTACGGCAAAATGGCTGGGGTAGCAGCTAGAGGTTTAACTAATGCTACTAAAACAGCAGAAGCTTTAAGAACTGCTTCTAATACTGCTAAAACTGCTAAAGAATCTGAGGCGTTTCTTAAAGCCGCTAAAAGAGTTGAAACGACTAGAAGCACAGCTTCCGCTGGCACAATTAAAATGCCTAACGGTAAAACTGCGTTAGATGAAATAGGTATTCGGGCAGGTATGGGTTTCACTATGCCAGGCACGGGAAGGTTTGGTCGTCAAGTAGTAGAAAATCCTATGAATTTTATTACACGTGGCAAAGGCGGTGCAAAATGGGATCAACGAAGAATTAAACAATTACCTGATTTTGTTTTAGGTCAAAACAAAGGTTGGGTTGCAAAAAATAATGACAAAATTTTGCAAGCTATGCGGTTGATGCGTCGTAGCGATGAGGCCAGCAAAGCGGCTGTCAAATTGTTGGATGATCCTATAAAAGAAGCTGCTCGTATGGCTTCTAAAATGGCTGTAGAAGCTGTGACTTTACCTGGCACAGCGGGAATTGCTGGAGCTATTGCTTCTGTTCCTGGTTTGCTTTTAAATGGTGCTAGTCGTTTAAAACTTGTTAGAGCTGGTGAAAAGTTAGTAAACACTAAAGCTGAGATTCGACAAATGCCTGTATTGACTGACGATCCTGATGCTGCTTTACTTGCAGGAAAATTAGTTGCTATAAGAGATGAAGGCAGTGTAGCTAAAAGCACAATAGAAACTATTTTGGGTTCTGAAATGAACATGATTCGTTCAAAAGCTGATGAATTGGGTGTCGATCTTGCTGATATTCAGTTAGCTTCTGCTCAACCCACCTATTTGACAGATGAGGCAGGTAACATTCTTGTAGTTGCTGGTCGTGAAGTAGTTAACCCTGCGTTACCTGATTCTATACGCAGTTTAGGTAATGACGGAATAGAATTTCATAAAAGTCTTGTAAATTTTTGGGATAATGCTAAAACAAGTTTTGACGACATCGCGGGTGACGCAAGATTTGAGCCTTTAATAAATGACATGTTTGCTTCAAGAATGTTGAAACAAGGCAATGTGAAAAATAAAAACAATTTTTTTAAACCTAACACGCCTAGCAGAAAATTTAGATCCCCCACCTATGTGGGTCCTTCTCAATATGCAAAGCTTGTTGAAGATATGGGTTTGAAACGCACCGCTAAATTATATAAAAAAGAATTTTATGGTGAAGAACTTTTTGATGTAACTGGACCTAAAGGAGTGGGTATAGGGGTTCAGCAACAAATGGAGGAAATAGGTCAAAGAGCATTTGGGAATGAATGGAAACAAATGTTTGAAGATGATTTCTTTAAAGTAGCTGAAGGGTACATAGCTCGTTTAGGTAGGTTGGCGTCTGACACTAGAGTGGCTACATCTTTAGAAAATGCGGGCCAGTTTATTCCTAGCGAGATATCAAGAAAGAATTTTCAAGGAGTTTTGTGGCAACGTTTAAACAAGTCTTTACAAAAAGTTGATACTAGCAAAGCTAAATTAAAAGAAGAACGCAGAATAGCTGTTGAGGCTCAAAATAAAATAACTGATTTGGAGCAAGGCGCTAAGTTAGATGCCGCTGCGTCTCGCAGGGTTCTTGATGAGCTTCAATTAACACTCGATGATCTGATGGAGGAAGTATCTGAATTGCCTGAAGTCATGTTGCCTGGTTCTAATCGGGCTATCAGTGGGATTCAAAAAAATTTAGCTGAACAAAGCAAAGTTTACGCTGCGAGATCTTCTGTCATTGGACAAGAATTGGATCAGGTTAACAAAATATTAACTGCTGTTCGTGGCGCTCAAGCAGTTGCAGATAATCCTGCACTGTTCGCACAGTTGGAAAGAAACATTAACACTATTGGTAATGCTTTAAAATCTTACAACATGGGACAATCGAAAGCTTTGTTAGCTGACGAAACTGTTGCTGGTATGAAAAGGTTGGAGGCTTTACTTAAAGGTGAATTAGATTTAGGTCCTTTGCCTAAAGGTTTTGATCGTAAAGATCCTGCTGTTAAACGTTTTATAGCGTGGGAAAAAATTTATAAAGAAGCTCAAAAGTTAGACACAGAATTAGACGCATCGTGGATGCAGTTATCTCGCAACGATCAAGAAATATTTGAAGCTCAACGTTTAATAGATCAAGAAATTAAAAACATTGAAGATGCTTTCAGTTCAGGGATGTATGTTAATCGCCCTGTTGAAGTTCAAAATTATATTAAGTTCCAAGAAGATGCTATAAATTTTCAACAAAATTTGATAGATACCGAAGTTCAACGTTTACAGCAAGCTTTAGGAGTTGAAGCCCGTATTTATGGTGAAGCGTCTGAGAATGTAGCCAACCTTGAAGACATGATTAACACCGTGGAAAATAATAAGATTCGTGCTTTGCGTTTAGATATTGCTAACGCTAAAGCAAGTCCCGATTTGAAAGTCCAGTTGACAGCCGCTGAGAGTCAAGCTGAAGCTATTAAGAATATTAATAACCAGCGAAGTATTTTAGGTTTTCAAGAAAATTATAATATAGCTAACTCTAATCGCATGACTCAAGTAGGTTTTGATGATTACTTGTCTGTTAACACTAACGAATTTAAAGAAGTATTTGATGATGCTTTTTTAGCTTCAGCTCGCATTAATGATCCTCAAAATGTTAAAGATTTTTTAGAAGGTTACGGTAAGTTTTTAAACTGGTGGAAAGCAGGTGCTATAGCTTCGCCAGGGTTTATTTTAAGAAACGGACAAGGCGGTGTGTGGATTAATTCTGGTATAGCTGGTATCGAGATGGGGCTACACTCAAAGCTTGATTCGATGCGAAGGGCGGCTGTTAGCAGAGGTGAAGGGCCTACGACTTACGACAAGCTGGTTAATGGTGCAAGAATTTTGCGTGATGAAGGTAACACCATTTCGTTAAAAAAAGTGTTTGGTAACAAATCAAATAGAACAGCGTCACCAGATGATTTAAGAATTTTTTCTTCAATGGTTGATGCTGGTATTATCGGTCGAGGTCAAGCAGTGTCTGAAGTGGCGTCAGATGCTTTAGGTAAAAGTGGTACGTTAAATCCTTTTAGTGCAGACTTTTATCTCTTTCAACGAATGAGGCGTGCTAATGAGCGAATGGAATTTATGTTGCGTGGCGCTGTTGCTTTTGACGCTATTGCTTATAAAGGCAAATCTCTTGATGAGGCTTTCGGGTTGGTTTCTAAATATCATTTTGATTACGCTGATCTGACCAATTTTGAACGTAGAATTAAAAAAGTTTATCCGTTTTGGAAATGGCAAAAATCTATTATTCCTGTGTTAATAGAATCAATGGGTAAAAATCCTGCTGCATATTCACGTTTGGCTCAGCTCAAAGGCGAATTGGAATTAGATATAGGTGAAGAAAATTTGTGGCCTAGTTATGTTTTGGAACGTTGGGGTATAGAGCTGCCATTGATGTTTAAAGGTGGGCGCGCTATGACTAACCCAGATTTACCTTTTCAAGGTTTTGCTAAAATGATAAATGATCCTAAAAGCGCGCCTTCTGAGTTGGCTCAAGGTTTTGCTCCGTTTGTAAAATTGCCTATTGAACTTCATTTCGATCAACAACTTTTTGGTGACTTGCCTTTAACAGGAAGGTTTCAACAAGTTCCTAATATTTACACTGTGATACCTGGTGTTATGGAAACGCTCGAAAAATTAGGGCGCGCTGAACGTAACTCTAAGGGTGAGTGGAAAATGAGAGATAATGACATTTATACTTTAGAAGCTTTCAATGCTGTTTTGGGTAAATCTCGTAGAATTTGGCCTAATGAAACAGCTAAAGAACGACGTTGGATTTCTACTATGGTAAGTTTCTTCTTTGGTGGAAGTTTGCGTTTTCATACCGACGCTGATGATCGTTATGCGTGGTATGAGGATCAAAAGAAACTTGAAAAAGACATACGGGATCAACAAGATCTTGAGAACCGACGAAAATAGCGGGACAAAACGGAGTATAAATAGATGAAGCACATCTCAAGAAAAGAATGGGGCGCTCAACCGCCACCAAAAGGAAAATTCGACAAACTTAACCGTGCGAAAGTACAAGGCGTGGTCATTCACCACTCTGGTGTGGAGAACGGGCCTAAGAACTCTGATGCTGTTAAAGCATTTGAACGTCACCACATGGGTAAAGGTTGGGACGGTATTGGCTACAACTGGTTGGTTGATGAGAGTGGCGTAATTTTTGAAGGGAGAGGTTGGGATAATCGTGGAGCGGGGACTAAAGGTTGGAACAGTCGTTCCATTAGTGTGTGCTTTACTGGTTGGGGTTTTAACAAGCCTAACGACAGTGCTTTACGTTCTTTACAAACAGTTGTTGATGCCGCTGAGTACCATTTCGGCAAAGGGCTTTGGGTTTCGACGCATCGTAAAAAGAGTCGTGAGGGCTACACGACGTGTCCAGGTGATGCGTTAGGTGACTGGGTTGAGAACGGTATGGGTGTTGTAGACGCACCTGAGAAAATTGATTGGGCTGCGATCATTCAGTTCTTTAAAGATTTACACGAGCAGGTTAAAAAGAGGCCGTTGTCTCGTCCTAGCCGTAGCCGTGGTTTACCTGTGCGTTTAGTGCAGGGAAAGTTAGTGGAACGAGGTTTCGAACCAGGTCCTGTTGATGGGATTTATGGTAGGAAAACTGTGTCCGCTGTCAGAGAGTTTCAAAAGACACAAGGTTTTTTGAAGGTTACAGGTGTGGTGAACGGTGAAACGTTCGGGTGCCTGTTTATACAATAAGGAAAATTATTATGCCAAAAGGTGAAGGATACGGGACGTTTGAAGAAACGTTCGGTTCACAAGATGAGCAGCCTTATAACTCTACATCTTCATTCAACATGTGGGATATGAGTCAGAAGGCTAAGAAAGCCGCATCGTTTTTGCGGAACACTAAATTGGGTAACGCCGCTCACGGCGGTCGCCCTTTCGGAAAGTAGGTTAAGATGCCTCACAATTTAGATGGTACTACCCCCAGCACTAAAGCTGAGAGTGTGGTCGTGTCGAGTGTGACACGCCCTACAGCTAATCTGGGTACGTTAACTGGTGACGCTATGTTACGGATGGGTAACGGTATGCGCGCCAAGTTTGATGAAAACGACTAATGGCACGTCGTAGACCTAAGAAACCTAGGTACTGAAGATGCCTCTGAAAAGAGGATCGGATCAGAGAACTATTTCTCAGAACATAGGCACTCTGATCTCGGAGGGTTATAAGCGGGATCAGGCTGCTGCTATAGCGTATGATAAAGCTAACAGGAGTAAGAAAAAAAAATGAAAAACTTAACCGATTTATTAGAAAGAGCGGCTTGGACATTCGCCCAGTCGTTTCTTGGTGTGTTTGTTGTAGCTGACTTGTCGTCAGCGAAAGGTGCGGGTATAGCTGGCTTGGCTGCTGCTGTGTCTGTTGCTAAGACGTTCGTTAAGGATCGTGTAGCTAAATAACGATGGAAGAAAACATTGACGTTGAAGAAAAATGGCAGGAGTTTCTGAACGCAGAAGGCTGGCAAATATCTAAGGAGATTTACGACAATCTTCAAGCAACGTCTAGAGTGTTAGACACTGATGATGGAACTCACGCAAAATGGTCCTCTGATGGAAAACTTGGGTTACTGTTAGTGTTTGATGACGATGAAGCTGATGCCCTTGTCGCTACTTATTTCGCTGGAATGGATGGTAGTGACGAGGCTCAGTCTTCTTTTGGTTTGTGGGTCGCTTCTTTAATCAACATGCTTGACGCTTGTTTGGATGACTTGCCCACTGACAGGGAGATTGAAAGTCCCTAAGTCTAACATTATGCCTATGATCGAGTAGCCGATCAGGTCTTTGAAAGTGTCAGCTAAAGGTTCCCAACCTGGGTCTGCGTGCATTGCTATCAGGTTTTCCATGCGTGCTACTTTGTCGTGTGACCTGACCCATAAACCTGTTTGACCGAAACGGCGTATGTTCTCGTACCCGTATGCTTTCTGTTTTTCTGTGAGGAAACCAACGAGTTGTTTAGCACGTGGTTTACCTCTGCCTGTAGCCCACGAGGTCACACCGTGGTCTATAGCTGCGTGTAGTGTGCGTTCAGCTAGGCAAGCCCACGCTAACCAAGTGCCGTCTCGTCTGTCCACCATGTAGTCTAAATATTTTCTTAAATCCACGAGCGCTGTGTTGTTTGACGGGTCGCGTGGCGTGTAGTAGTCGTCGATTATCACAGCGGCTCTGAGAGCTGCGCTCTGCCACGTGTAAGGTCCGTCTGTTGTTACTCGTTCGATGAGGGTTTTACGTTCTTTTTGTGTAACCATTTTTTAACCTCGGTGTTTTCTGTAAGATCTTCTAAAAGTTTGAGTCGTATAGCGTCGCGTCGTCTAGCTAACGTCGTTTTCGGTATGCCTAATACTCTGCCTGCGAGTCGTAACGATAAGCCTGCGATGAACAGGATGTTGAATATCCATTCTTCTTCGGGTGACAGTTTGTCTACAGCGTCGGCTAACGCTTCGCGCAGTTCGTGTGTGCTTTCCATTGGGAGGATGTCAATGGTTTGTCCTGGCGCTAATGATATTAAAGCTTCTAGTTCGTTCATTGCTCTGTTGTTCGTGAACGCTGCTTTAGTTCTTGTGTTGGCCCATAGTGAAGATGTTGGGTCTTCAGGCCACTCCCGCTTTTTCGCCATCGTGTGTCCATTCAAACATATTTGTTTTCAACTGCCAGTATGGTTTTTCAACCCCTGGGTCTTTGAAGGTTCCTATTGTTGTCTGGTCACTTTTGATTAGTTTGTTAAGTTCTTGTAACGGTATTGTTACGAACATGTTACGGGACGAGTCCCAGAAGAAGTATAGCACGGGCATCACGGTGTGCCAGGCTGTTTCTATTGCAACATATTTTTCTAGTTTAAGTTTGATACCTGCACGTGGGGAGCAGCCTTGCACTTCCACGAAGTATCTGCCTTCAAGAATGTAGTCTGGCGTGTACCTAGTGGCTAATGGGAGTCTAGCCACTGGGAAGTCTGGTCTGTTTAAACCGTACCGTGTCCATTTTTCGTGGTTGCGTTCAAAAGCTGCTTCGCTTATGTCGCCCATCGTGTCGAACCGTGCGTTCCACGATTTGTCCGCGAAGTTTGTTGTGTGTTTAGTCGTCTTTGTCAAATTTGTCTACTTTCACCGCTGAGATGCGTACCACTTGCCTGTCGTCCTCCCAAGCGACACCATTCAAAGCGTCTAATGTGAGCTTCACATAGTTGTCAAGGTCACCTCGTAACGTTTTAGCCCCATGTGGAGACTTTAACACTGTGATCGATGTTGCTGTGGGACTGTACATGAGGACTATTTCTAACGGTCCTGTTAGTTGTTGCCCTATTTGGTTGGCCCATTCTTGTGCGACTACATCTTCTTCGATGAGTGTCGTTTTGGGTGTGAACACTCTCCCGCCTTTCGTGTGGCGTGGTCGTGCTTTGACTTTAGGTTTGCGATCTACGATGAGGGTGTATGTTTCCATTAGATTATCAACGTGAATATTAGTAGGGCTGCTGTCATAATAACGATTATTATTTCGCATGCTGTTCGGAATTTAACTGATTCGTCTGTCACTTTCTTACTGTTCTTTCTGCGTCGGCGACCATGTTTGATATGCGTTCCCTGCCGTCGAAACGACTGTGAAATTTTGAACCCCACGCTATGTCAGCGTCTACGAGTTCTTCTTCTATGTCGCCAGCAGGGTAGCCTTGTTCCACCATCGCACAAGCTAACGAGAACAGGGTCGCGGATCTGTCTCCGTTAGGTTTTTTAGGTTCGGGGCGGGGTCCGTTGCGTCTGATATCTTCAGCTAAACCTGTTAGCTTCCCACTGTTTCTAGTCGCATACGTTTTTCTGGGAGGTGGGGGTGGTGGGGGTTGGTACAGGGCGTGTACTGGTTCCCATTCTTCGGGCAGAACTCTGGACATTAAAGCTGTTGTGGCGAATTGTGATGCGGTCATTTCTTCACCGTGTCTGACAATAACGTTACGTCCAGGCTCTGCTCCTGCGGGGTACGGTAGTCTCACCCCGTTCCCCCATCCTTTGCCTGTTAGTTCTATTTGTTTAGGGTTGACTTCTGTTATGGGTGCGTCAACTATGTTACATGCTGCGATGAGTCCTTCTCTTACGTGGCGTGCGAGTATCGGTTCCGAGAAGAAAACCCACAGGTGGTAGCCTTTGGAACGTGAGATTTCCACCCAGGATGTTACGCCTAGTTGCTTCAATAATTCTTGTACGTTCAGTCCGTGTGTTAATGATTGTTCCTCTCCTATGTCCCAGTCCACGCACCCCCAGTAAACCATGTATTTAGAATGCCCTGTTTGCTGCCCTTCTGAGGCTTCTGTGACCTCTAAGAGTGGGTACACCCCTATTGGTAGCTCAACGTCGCTTAAATGGTCCTCTACGGCGCTCTGAAAGAAGATTCCTTGGGCTGTGCAAAAGCCACCTGACCAGTCTTGCATCGGTCTGAAATCTTTACCTGCTTTAGCTATCTTCCCGCCTCTGAAAAGGTCACTGAAAGCGACACTCGTTTCACTCATATTCCGACATGCAACCGCACCCTCCCCAGTCGAACAGATCTAGTTGTTTAACATCTTCAGACGCTACACGTAAACGGAAATCTTTTAACGTCATAGGTTTACTAGAACCACCACGTCTGTCTCTTAAGATGGCTACATCCTTGTTGAGAAAGTCACGCATCTCTTGTTCTTTAGTTTCCCAATCAGCGTAAACTTCAGGGATAGCTTCTAAAGCCCATTTGAAATGACCTTGACCTGCACGGATGCACAACCCTCCGCAGTTATTGTGAGGCGCACCCAACTTATACAAGCGGGGTTCCTCCACACCGTATTCTTTTAACAGCACNTCAGCTTCTTCTTTGTCGCTAACAGGTTCCCACAACAAAGGAAAATCCACAGTGTAAGGTTCCCAATGTTTAGGTATCCGTTCAGCTCTGTGTGCTTCTGTCCAGTCGATACCGAAATGAATAGTGGTTGTTTCAGGGTCACAGTTTTCTTTCACCCACCCTGCGGACGCTTCCTGTTTCAATATNCTGGAACACACAGGCACCCTGTTGTTTCCTAAAAACTTGTTGTCTTTAAACACTTCCCAAATGTNACGACCATCCGACAGGTGAACAAGGGGAAGGTCTAAAGCTTCAGCTCCTTCGTAAAGAAACCTGTACAAATCTTCATCTTCTGTTTTCGTGTCGGTAAACAAAAGTTTCACATCCGACTCGGAGTATTTGTTGGCTACAAGATGGGCAGCAAGCCATGATGCTTTACCACCACTGTACATTATGACATGAGTGTCAGTCATCGTCTGGTACCAGCTCATCAGTGTAAGGTTGAACGTGACCAGCAGTTGAATCCAAATAATAGGTGTGATCCAACAAGCGTGCNGTTCTCTTATTNTTACACAAATTGATGTTNATACTATGCTCGTGGTATTTNGTTTCCCAATTAGACAAACCGTACTTGTCTCGCTTACGGTAAACTTCAACCACGAAGATCGCTTCCTGCTCGCCACCGTACCTGCCCGCNTACAACCCAGCAGGTTTACCTGGTTCACCTGAACCACGCCCAGCTTGATGCACCAACCCGACTGGGACACGCTGCTTTTTAGCCCAACGTTTAACATTCTGTGCTTTTGTAGTCACACCTGTAGCGTCAGCGTCTCCACCTGGCAGCAACTCTAAGTAGTCGATCATCACGAAACTAGGGTCTCTACCCCACCATGCTCTCGCTTCTTCCATAGCTGCAGCCATGTCATCTAACCTTAAAGACTCGTCGATGATAGCTACACGCGACAGTTCGTTAGCTCCTGCTTGTTCCAAGTCAGCTAACAGATCTTTGTCGCCTTCTTTGATTCCTTCTTCAACTGATGCGGAGGATCTGCCACGTAGCAGACAGTAAAGTTTCATTGTGACCAGCTCGCGTGGTTCATCCATTGAAAAGATGACTACATGCGCGTCTGGTTGGTTGACTAGGTTCCACACGATACTGTTCAACAGCATTTGCGATTTGCCTGTGTGTGATCTACCTACGACCATCATCACTTCGCCACGTCCGACACCACGTGTCGCTAAATCTATTTCACTGAGTCCCAGATACCAGCGTTCTGTCGGGTTTGAAACGAAACCTATCAGGTTGTCTACAACAGCGGAGGTTAAAACAAATGAGGTGGGTTTCTCTCCGCCTGGTGTGGGTGGGTGTACTTCGGTTGTTTGATCCGAAGGAGTTTCGCCTGCAACAGTTTGTTGCGCTGCTGCGAGGCGACGACTCACTTCTTCGGGGGTTTGTATTTCCATAGGTTAGATACGTGCGCGTATTTGCTTACCTATTTTTCCTAGCTCATCACTATTTTTGTTAGTGAACGGGCAAACAAAATGGTCAGGTACTTGTGAGCTGCCATCTTGGTTAGACAACCATAATGCTTTGTCGTTGTCTTTCTTGTGTTTATAGTCGGGTCCTTTAAGGTTGTTGAACGTGCCGTCTAGTTTCTTCTCCCAGTTGGGGTTCCACCAGTCGCCTTTGTTGTTCATCAAATCATCCCAATACGATTCTTTGGAACCGACACCACCTGAACGTTCAGGCCGCGCGGCTGGTTTCGCCACGGGATCACTCGCGTTGTTTGAGGGAACACTTTTGGAAAGCCTCCGCACTCCTTGTTCTGTCACCTCATATCCGACTCCCAAAGCCTCATAGTTNGCCATGTCGAGAGTGGTTCCCCATTCTTCGATCTGTTTAACTATTTCTTCTTGGGTCGCGCCGTCAGTCACCGTGATGGTCACTGAACATGACGCTTCAGCAGGCTCATATTCGCCTGTTTGTATTACTTGTCTACGGAAAACCGTAAACGAATTGCCTTCTGGCATAATAGTTTCTCCTAACTATAGTTGCTTGAACGGGTCTGGACCCGCAAACCTACCACGACATGTTGACCATGCGCCACACCATTTTGGTGAACAGTGCCAGCCGCTCATTTGGAGAGGCCACACTGGTAGGTCCGCTGTGATTAGTGTTCCCGCTGACCTGGCAAGAGCAACCAAACTAGCCCAGTCAGCGGGTCCACACTCGACAAGGTTTTTGTAA